ATGGTTGTAAAGTTGGGGTATTACCTTGGATTAACAGTGCTAACTATGAAGAATACACTAAATGGGCTATGACATGCAAAGCTTCTATCCTTGGCGCTCACCTTGAGCTAAAAGGTTTTGAACTCATGGCTGGTATAACTAATCCTCATGGAATGAATGCTGACATATTCTCTAGATTTGAAACTGTTATGACTGGCCATTTTCACACTAAATCAAGTCAAGGTAATGTTCATTATCTTGGAGGCCAAATGGAATTCACTTGGTCCGATTGCGATGATCCAAAATACTTTCATGTATTAGATACTTCAGATCGATCTGTTACTCCAGTTCGTAATCCAATCACCATGTTTAAAAAAATAGTATATGATGATACTAATACCGATTATAGTAATGTTGATGTTAAGCAATACGAAAACATGTTTATTAAGCTAATAGTTGCAACTAAAAACGATTTGTATATGTTTGATAAGTTTGTTGATAAACTACAAAGCATTGAAACCCATGAGTTGAAAATTGCTGAAAGCTTTGAGGAATATCTAGGAGAAAGCGTTGAAGATAGTAAAGTATCTCTTGAGGATACAACTGAACTTCTTGATTCATATGTCGAAGCTGTAGAAACTGACCTTGATAAAGACCACATCAAAGTTGAGTTAAGAAAACTATATACTGAAGCACAAAACTTGGAGGTAGTGTAATGTACCAACAATCACTTGACTTGCAATTTCCACTTACACAACAAATATCGTTTGACTTTCCATATGAACCAAAGAGCCTATACTGCCAAACCGGTGTGTTCGATGGATTAAGCAATTCGGGACTGTCCATAACTGGTACCACAAACTCTGGATTGAGTGTGACGCAGTTACAAGTGACTGATAATGGACTATATATTCGTCAAGAAAATAAGTCTTGGCTAAAAACTAAAGTTGCTAATTGGTTAGGAGTTAAGTATTTATGATCCTCTTTAAAAGTATAAGTTGGTGTAACTTTCTTTCGACTGGCTCAGATACAATTAAGATACAACTTGACAGAACTCCATCAACTCTTATAGTAGGCTCAAATGGAGCTGGCAAATCTACTATGTTAGACGCTTTATCATATGGATTGTTTGGTAAACCACATCGTGATATTAAGAAAGATCAATTGATCAATAGTATCAATAAGAAAGGCACTGTAGTTGAAGTTGAGTTTGATGTCGGTAATTCTGAGTTTAAGATCATTCGTGGTATTCGTCCAGGTAAGTTTGAAATCTGGCAAAACGGCAATCAAATAAACCAAGCTTCTAATGCCCGCGATTTCCAAAAGTACTTAGAACAAAACATCCTTAAGTTGAATCATAAATCATTCCATCAGGTTGTAGTTCTAGGAAGTAGTTCTTTTATTCCCTTTATGCAATTACCTACATGGCAGCGTAGAGCAGTTATTGAAGACTTATTAGATATCAATATATTCTCTAAAATGAATATGCTTCTCAAAGAACGTAATTCTAAAATTAAAGAAGAACTTTCCGAGATCAACCATTCATTAGATTTATTTAAAACTAAAATTGAGTCACAGACCAAATACATTAGAAATCTACAAGCTGTTACTAAAGATATGGTTGATAGCAAAGAAGAATCCATAGTAGACTATAAGGTAGAAATTGAAGGTTTGTTTAAGCAATCCCAAGATCTTGGTCTTAATTTGTCTACATATCTTCAGCATGAAACTACTAAAAATGCAGAGTTAAAGAATAGAGAATCTCGTCTAAAATCGTACGACATAAATTTCAAATCAAAAATTAAAGATCTAGTTGAACAATCTAAGTTCTTTGATAATAATGAACATTGTCCTACATGTGATCAAGATATCGATGAAGATATTCGTAATGAAAAGATCAAAGGAATAAAAGCTTCTGCTGTTGAAATACAAAAAGGTATGGCAGATCTAAAAACAGAAATGGATCAAAACGATCAGGATTATGCTGATGGTTCTACTAGTATGAATTTTCTATTAGACAAGCAACGTACAATCAATTCTAACAACGATAAAATCGGGCTTATTCAAAAAGAAATAGATAAGATTCAAAAGGAGATTAAATCTCTAGGAGATTCAGGCGGAGATATTAAAACCGCTAAAACTGAATTAGAAGACATGCGTGGGTCAAAGGATTCTATTACTGAAAAGAAACTAGAGTATGTAGAAGAAAGAACTTATAATGAAGTCATTGGAGAGATGCTTAAAGATACTGGCATCAAAACAAAAGTTATTAAGCAATATTTGCCAGTGATGAATAAACTTATTAATAGTTATCTTCAAACATTAGATTTTTTTGTAGCATTCCATTTAGACGAAGCATTTAATGAAACCATTAGATCAAGACATCGAGATGCATTTAACTACGCATCTTTCTCTGAAGGAGAAAAGCAAAGAATTGATTTATCTTTGTTGTTTACTTGGCGTCAAATTGCTAAGATGAAAAACTCAGCAGCAACTAATCTTTTGGTTTTAGATGAGACTTTTGATTCTAGCCTTGACGTAGACGGTGTTGAAAATCTAACTAAGATTCTAAGCACTTTGGAAGAAGGAACAAACGTCTTTATTATATCTCATAAGGGTGATATATTAGAGAACAAATTTAGATCTAAAATTGAATTCATTAAAGATAGAAACTTTAGCAAAATAAAATAGGAAGAGATTATGAAAATGATTGGTCGTAACGTTTTAGTTACAGAAGTACAAAAAGAAGAAACAACACTTGGTGGTATTATATTAACCACAGACATTTCTAGAGCATCTAAACCCGCTTTAGTTTTAGAAGTAGGTCCTGAGGCTACTCACCTGAATAAAGGTGAAAGAGTATTCCTTGATTGGACTAAAGCTATGGCAATTGATGTAGATGGCAATAGCGGAGCCATTATTGATATGGAACACATCAAAGCAGTCTTATAGCCCTTATTCTTTTTTGATCTAAGGTTATAACGAAACGGTCTAAATAAAGTACACTTATTTTCATAAATAGGTGTACTTTCGCGTGTAACTATGGTATAATATACATATATTGAAAGGAAGGATATATTATGTACGCAAACTCAAGTTTACCAAAATTACTCGCTAAAGAGAATATTGACATCCGTCATGGCAATTATAAGACACCATGGTTTGATATTAAGAATCGTGTCCTAGGTTTACCTATGTGGAAAGATATGGGTAAAGACGTATACGATCTATTCGTTGGTCATGAAGTTGGTCATGCATTAGAGACACCATTTGAAGGTTGGCACGATAGCCCAGAGAAACTAAAAGGTTGTCCTAGGTCTTACATCAATGTTATTGAAGATGCTAGGATTGAAAGAAAAATCCAAAGTAGATACCCAGGACTTGTTGGTCCATTCAGTAGAGGCTACAACACATTATTTAACGAAGGATTCTTTGGTGAAGTTGCATCAATGGATTTGGATACACTAATGCTTATTGATAAAATCAATCTACATGCTAAAGTGGGAGCTCATATTGATGTTCCATTTAGTGATGAAGAATATGTCTTTATGGATAGAGCTAATAAGACACAAACCTTTCAAGAAGTTTTAGACTTAGTACGAGATGTTTTAGCTTTTACCGAAGCTCAAACTCCAGACGAGTACGATGAAGATGAAGATCAAGATGGTGAAGGCGAAGGTGATCAAGATTCTCAGTCAGATACTCCTCAATACGAAGAAGATGAAAGCGGTGATATCCAAATGGATCTTCCTTCTGGTTCAGATGATGGTGATACTGAAGATGAAGAAGATGAAGAGGAAACCCAAGGAGAAAGCGGTGGAGTCTTATCAGAAAATCCTATTCATGAATCAATGACTGACACAAACTTTAGAGATTCTGAAAAAGAATTCCTAGAGGGCGAAGAGGGTGATTATGGTATTCAGCAAACATTAGTTTGTGAAGACATAAGCAAATCAATGTTTGATAAGATTGTAATTCCATATGCTACTCTAGCTCTTGATAGAAAAGCTAGAATGGCTGAAGGTGGAATGGAAGATAGGTATCAACGAATCATAGAAGGTTATAACGCTTACGTTAAGACCACAAAGCGAAGTGTTGCTATCGCAGTCAAAGAGTTTGAAATGAGAAAAGCGGCAACACAATGGGCTAAAGCTACTACAGCCAAAACTGGTGTCATTGATGTTAATAAGCTCTTTTCATACAAAACCAATGAAGATATCTTTAAACAAACAACTAGATTGCACGATGGTAAGAACCATGGTATGATTATGTTGATTGACTATTCTGGTTCAATGTATGATTCTCTGCCTCACGTCATTGATCAGCTTATTCACTTAGTACTATTTTGTAAAGGTGTTAACATACCGTTTGATGTTTATGGATTTACTACAACAAACTCAGCCATCCGATGGGAAGATATGATGGATGGTGATATGGATTTAGATAATCTGTCAATGCCACTATTAACTTCATCATCATTAAAGAAAGCTGATTTTGAAGATTCTCTTAAGCACTTATTTATGAGAACCAAATCTAATAGATACGAGCAAACTTACATGATCTCCCAGGCTGAAGACTTTGGTTCTACTCCACTGAATCAAGCTTTGGTTGCAAGTCATCGCTTAATCAAAGAATTCAAAATTAAGAAGCAAATTGAAAAAATGAATTTAGTAGTTTTCAGTGATGGCGATGCTAATCAAGTTCAAATATATCAGGATAGCTCGTTAAGCGATAAAAAGTTATTCACTGCTCCAAAGTATAAAGGTATTACCTTTGTGATTGACAAGAGAAAAGTAGCGGTTGATATGATGAGCAATACAACAGCACGTTTGCTTGAAAACATCTCTAAGCGATATGACACAAATACCATTGGTTTCTTTATGGCCGATGAGTCTAGAGATTGGAACCAAAAGATTGGCTCAATAGCTTATAAGACTAATCAATCTTGGGATGAGCTAAAAAGAACTGTTAGAAAAGAGTATAACAAAAACAAATGTGTCATAATGAAAAATACTCTTGGTTACAATTCATTCTACTTGATCAAAGGTGGTAATGCATTAAAGACTGAGGATGATGAGTTCAATGTAACTTCAGATCAAACCAAAAACCAGATGGCTACTGCTTTTAAGAAATTCTCTAAGAGTAAGAAGCAAAACAAGGTACTAATGACTTCCTTTGGTAGGGAAGTCGCTTAGTGACCAGTTATGAGAAACGGGTCACACTTTAGTGAAAATAAATGAAAATAATGATGTACAAACCTATGATACTATGGTATAATAGTCTTATAAACTGATAAGGAACTATATTATGAAAATCTCAACTCAAAACATTCTTACTGAACTGGCTACTAAATATCCAGATCAAATCCATTTTCGAAAGAATATAATCGAAAGTACAGCCAAAAGCATGGGTTATACTGGCAAAGACTTTGTACCGTTGTTAGATACTAGAGTTAAAATTGGTACATACAGCTTAGAAGCTCAACTTAAATCAATTTCACAAAGGGTTATTCCTACTATCGCTAAGCCTGAAAACATTGCTAAAATGCAATCAATTGTTAACGAAGAAAAAACCTTTGCTAAACTAGATCCAACGTTTGTACCTTGGGGTGCTTACTCGGATATCGTTAAAATGGTTAAGTCTGAAATGTTCTTTCCCATTTACATTAGTGGTCTATCAGGTAATGGTAAAACATTCATGGTAGAGCAAGCTTGTTCAAAACTAAATAGGGAGTTCATTCGTGTTCAAATCAATCCAGAAACAGATGAAGACGATCTCATCGGAGGCTTTAGACTTATTAATGGAGAAACAGTATTCTCTAAGGGACCAGTTCTCAAGGCAATGGAGAACGGCGCAATCTTATTGCTCGACGAAATTGATCGTGCTACAAATAAGATTATGTGTCTACAAGGTATACTTGAAGGTAAGCCTGTTCTCGTTAAGAAAACGGGTGAAACAATTTCTCCTAAAGCTGGCTTCAATGTTATAGCCACGGCTAATACAAAAGGCAAAGGCTCTGAGGATGGAAGGTTTACTGCTGCTTCGATTATTGATGAAGCTTTCTTAGAAAGATTTACCGTTGCTATTGATCAACAGTTCCCTTCTCCGTCAATCGAAACAAAGATCCTTAATAACCATATGACTAAATTTGGTGTAGAGGATACAGACTTCGTAGAGAAACTTATTACATGGGCTGATATTATTCGTAAGACGTTTTACGACGAAGGTGTTGATGAAGTTATTTCAACTCGTAGGTTATGTCACATTGCTCAAACCTTCTCAATTTTCGATAATAGAACGAAAGCAATAGATCTATGTATCGCAAGGTTTGATGAAGATACTAAATCTGCTTTCTTAGATCTATACAGCAAAGTTGATGATGGGGTAGTAACTATAGATGGTACAAATGAAACAACACAGGAAGCTACATATGAGTAAAATTGAATACAAGTTTAGAGAAGATGAATTGATTGCTGAGTTTAGCGATTATATTAATCAAACTTATGGAGGTCACTATGGACAGGGTGGCCTTCAATCATCTGAAGTAATCATTGACCGTGGTCATGGCATTGGTTTCTTCTTAGGAAACGTAGACAAATACAATGGTCGCTATGGAAAGAAAGGTGAAACACCTGACGACTATCGTAAAGATTTGATGAAAATCATTCACTACGGTTTCTTAGCATTGTTTGAACATGACCGCAAAAATAAATGAAAATAACAGTGTACACAGCTCAAAAAGTGTGTTATAATATATCTTATTATACAGGAACAGGAACTTTATGAAAATCTCAAATGCAACAATTAATATCTTAAAAAACTATGCAGGAATAAACTCGAATTTAGTGTTTAAACCTGGGAAGTCTTTGAAGACAATCGCCGAAGCAAAAACAATTATGGCTTCCGCTTCGATTATCGAAGACTTCCCAGTCGAATTCGGGGTCTATGATCTCAATGAATTCTTATCTTTATTTAGTCTTATGGATGAACCATCATTGGAGTTCAGTGAAAAGTATTTAACTATGACTGATGGCTCTCAAAAGATCAAGTACTTCTATTCGGAAATTGATATTCTTACTCAACCAACTAAAGATATCAACATGCCTGAATGTGAAGTTGTGTTGGATATCTCAGCTGAAAATATGGATAAGATCCGAAAAGCAGCTGCAGTTCTTGGCCATTCTGAACTAGCGTTTACTTGTACAGGCGAAGACGTTACAGCTTCAGTCTTTAACGAGAAAGATGCTACTGCTAATACCTTTGATATTAACCTAGGTATTGCAAATGATAACACGTTTAACTACGTTTTTAGTATCTCTAATTTGAGAATGCTACAAGGCAACTATACAGTTTCGATCTCCTCTAAGCTTATATCTAACTGGCGTCATGCCGATGATCCATTAGATTATTTTATTGCTTTAGAGAAATCGTCAAAGTTTGGTGTATAAATAATTATGCACAAAGAGAATTATACCTTGTTATGTTTATATAATAAGGATAATATGGAGATTGCCGAATTGT